TCTTCTCTAACAATACGTCAAACCGTTTTATCACTCTGTTGCCCAGAGCGTTCTTCATGTCCTCCTGATCTTCTTCTGAAAATTCTTGTATAGAGAGAACTGGCATCAAATCCTCTGGCAGCTTGGATGAAAACTCTTCCAAACTAATTACGCCATCGTTGTGACTGTACACAGTGCAATCTAAAGGGGGGCTAGTCTTGTGGTTGCGTGTCCCCGGCACGCGTAATATCCGAGCAGCATCCGCAGTAACTTGTACGTCTGCTTTAAACCCTGCATGTTTGCAGGCTCTCTTTAGTTGTCCCGCAACGGCAACCCATTCGTCTCTGCCGTACGGTTTATCTAGCACCCAATAAACATGCCAGCCACGCCCTGAATCAACAATGACGGACGGGTTTGGTAGGGTGTAGCGTTTTGTAAATTCTTTTAAAGCTGTGTAAGCTTCTGTCTTAGCTGGGTAGTCTTTTCCTTCACCACAATCTATATCAAGGAATAAAGTTTTTAACTGCTTAACATTGTTTTTTTCTCGTTTCTCTGTCTTGAATGTAGCTAACGCTACGTACACGTTATTATCATTTTTGTTAGCAGTATTTATGTGGGACAACGCGTCTTCTTTTGTTTCTGAAAACTTTACATTGATCCCATCTTTCATTCCGACTGTGCAATAAAAACCCTCACTTCCTAAGACAGTATCCAAAAACTGTCGAGTATTCATAATTTATGTATCGTAGAGAGAGAACGCCCCGAAGGGCGTCTCAAGTTAAAAGAACAAAAGTTGTTAGTCGTCAAACTCATCAAGCATAGAAGACAAGTCTTCATCAGCCGGAGGTTTTTTCTTATTCTCACGGACCTTTGGTTCTTCTGGTTCTTCTTTAGCGGCTTCTTTAGCAGCTTCTTTAGGTGCTTCTTTAGGAGCATCAGTGGGGACAGCATCAAACACACTGTCTTCGTACTGGGTGAACCCTTCTTGGGCATCAAACACAGAACCCTGAGTGTTCTCTTTAAGTTTAATAACTTGTACTTGACGCAAACGTAGAGACACACTGCTGCCCATACCACCGCTATAAGGGATCATCTCTACAAACAAGTTTACAGTGCTGCCTGTAGTGAGTTGGAAACCCTCGGGTAAAGGCTTAGTTGCAGCGTCAAACTGTTTAGGCGGGTTATTGTAAGAAGCAGCTATCTTAGCTTTTCCTACGATACCGCCATCTTCGGGCTTCTTGAATGGCATAGACATACCGGGCCAATCATCTTCCCGTGCTTCTTCGTAGGCACTAGTCATGGCAGCTAACAACTCTTTAGCTTGCGCTTTGTCCATTTTAAAGCTCATGCTGTACTCAGCGCCTTGATCAGTAGCAGCGCAAGGCATACTACCACCTGCCCCATTCTTACCGCCCTTCTTATCAAAATGGTAGGGCTTGTCTAGTCGTGGATATAACGCTTCCACACCGCGTATCATAAAAGTATTTTTGTTCATATCGCTCTCGTATTAACAAGGATTAATTTGCTTTGGCTTTTACAGCCAAGGTTAGGTATTACGGTACTATTCTTGAATGTATACTCCTTCCCCTTCAACGACATCGAATACATTTGCAACATCATTGTTCTTTGAGGTGTTAGATTTAAAAACAAGTTTCACTAATTCCTTAGTGTCTGGGTCTTTCTGTGCGTGCATAGCAATTAGAATCTCATCTTCCTCCAATGGGCGCACTGCTTTGAAATAAAGTTTAGGTATGTTGGAATCTGTATCAAACCTAGCCTCTACAAGAACAGTAGCTATTGGAGCTTTGTTGTTATTCAAATACTTTGCAAACTCTTGCATTGACATCTTCTTTTGGTCTTTACCAAAAATACTGGTAGAGGGAAGGTCAAGTTGGTATACCGTATCATCAGTAAGCTCACTGTTATCATTAGCTAACATGATTGCAATGCGTTGTCGAAATCGACAAGCACGAGAGTTACCTTGTCCGGAACCTTTTATGTTTTGCTTACAATCAAAACATGTGATGTGTTGTTTACTTCCAGAGACATTATTAGAAGGTCTCCCACTTGCATGATCGTCAGACCAACAAGTGGGAGCATTATGTTCGCCGGAGACGAACTGACCAGCATAATACATTCTAGAGATTGGTGCAGTCTTTACTATTACAATTTTAAGAACACCCCCCTCCAATACCTCCGTCTCTCTACCACTAACTACCTTGCGAAATGCTCCCTCTCGAATACTTATTCGATTAATCTCTGACTTTGAAGTCTCAGGTTTTAACTTAGAGAACAAGTTCTTATAGCTATTGGGTAGTTCCTCAGAAGTCATCGTCTAATTCCGACAGCATTTCTTCGATATTAGGCTCTTTCCTTGGTTTGTTTTCTTGCTCTAGGTCAACGGCAAGGTCTTCCAACATTTGCTTAGTCACAACTTTAGCACTTTCAGGTTGTCCCTCATGCTGACCCTCGGCTTCTTCAGGCTCTTCTTTTCGTAGTGCGATAACAACATCTTCCACACAGAAGCGATAAGTATTGCCAGCCTTTATATAAGTACTACGCGGGACGAACCCACGCTTAACCCACTGCCTAACTGTAGATACTTTGACACCTACATGCTCGGCTAGTTCTTCTAAAGTAACGTATTTTGTATCAGCCACTATTTTTTCCTCCGTACGGTTATAGTGTATTCCCTATCAGCGTTTAAGCCGGGGGGTAATTTGTCAGGGTTTTCCTCAAGGAAAGTACGCATGTTAGTTTGATGGAGGCGCTTCTCTAGCAAATCCATCGCGCTATGCTCCATGATAAACTTGTTCATACTCTCCCAATCAGAAGTCCAAAACTTGGTCTTAACTGAGCGGTAGAAAGTACCCGTTGCAGTCCGTACTGACTCTGCACCAGTAGATGCGCAGTGCTCGTTGAGTATTTGCTTAAATTTAGCCAGCTTATCGTCCAGCGCACTGAGCTTAGTATTCATCTCGTCAGAAATAACAGCTTTCCGATCACGAATCTTTACGCAGGCGTCAACGAGGCGGTCTAAACCGACATCCTCTGCTTCCGTCATACATCGTTCTCCTTTATATTTTAGTTAGGGGGAGTGATTATAGACGCAGTTTTTTTACATTTCAAGCACTTCATTGTATAAATCTATTATTTTTGCGTGTACATGTATTCTTTGGTCAAGTAGTTTGTATACTCTTTTCTCAACTGGCGAGCCTTGCAACTGTACAACCGTACAAGGATGTCTTTGTCCAGCCCGATGCACCCGTGCGTTAGCTTGGGCATAAGTTTCTAAGGAAGACGTTGGCCCCCACCATACGATAGTATTTGCTGCGGTTAGGGTGACACCATGTGCTGCGGCTTGTGGCTGTATTATAAGGACTCTGGGGGAGTCTGTGTCTTGGAATTCTTTAAAGAGCTGAGTGCGCTTTGAAACACTTACGTCCCCCCGGATGATCCCGTTAGATATTTTGTCCTTAAAAAGTTTCTCAGATAGTATGTCAATGGCATGTTTGAACGGCACAAAGATCAGCACCTTCTGGCTTGCCTCGTCAATAACTTCCTTTAGCACTTTGTATCTGTTCTTGATGTCAAACTCTATTGTCTCTCCACTGTCGGCATAGACTGCCCCGCAAGAGATTTGTAGAAGCTTATTCATAACTACAGCAGCGTTTTGTGCAGTAACTTGCTCTCCAGCAGCCATTGTTAGCATGTGGGTATGTATGGCTTTGTAGTATTTATTCTGTTGCGCTGTAAGTTCGACCTCACGTTTGACATACGTCATCTCTGGTAGATCAAGACATTGCTCCTTGGAATACCGGATCGCTGGCTGTAGGGCTGCATGTACTTTGTTTACTGCATTATCTTTGGGCACCCACTTAAATTGCGTAACTTTTTGCATAACCATTTCACGATAGGAAGAGAAACTACGTGGCACGGCTAGTGGGTTAAGCATCTTGGCTAACCCGAATGCGTCGAGAGGGGACTGAGCAGCAGGAGTGCCTGTCATCATCCACACCCAAGTATCAGGTTTTACTATCCTGCTAAGTACTTTCCAGCGTTTTGAGTTTGCATTCTTATAGTGTGTAGCTTCATCTACAATTATTAAGTCAAACCCCGCCATTTGTATATGGTCTTCCACTATCTCAACACCGTCATAATTTATGATCACAAAATCTGAGTCACCTGAAATTATCTTGCGGCGTTTATCTTTTGGTCCATGCGCAATATCCACACTACGGTGCATAGCAAAGGTAAACAAATCCGCTCTCCATGCAGAATCCATAATGGACAAGGGGCAAATAACCAAGACTTTGTTGATGACCCCTTTTTTCAATAGGAAGTCAGCGGCCCAAATAGCAGAGGCAGTTTTTCCTGTACCTTGCTCGTTGAAACAAAATGCTTTGGTGTTTAGTGTGAGAAAGGACGAAGTAGTTTTTTGATGTTCAAAAGGTTCGTAGCGCCCCGGCCAATCGTACTGCCCTAGTATGGGGGACGGTACGTCCTTAACGTTGAGATTACGTAACACTCGTGCTTCGTCTATGCCCCACTTAACTAAGACCTTGTTATCACCAACGGCGCGACTACTTGGTATAGCTGTAGTTACCTTAGAGGGGTTACGTAGCTTTAGGAGTAACCCTTTGTTTTCCAGTATTCTCACGGTTCTAGCCCTCTTAACCTACGTATTTCAAGTTCTTCTTTTAAAG